GGGCCTCCCTGCCAATATTGCCAATTCACCATGGGCAAGATCTTTCAATAAGAATTTGCTACAAAGAGTGATTACAATGTTTGTGCGTAAACAACGCGCAGGTCAGGATGCGTGGAATGCTTTTGACGCAGTTCTTTACCGATTTGGCGGATATAAACCCTCTGATTTACCTAGTGCACGCCCTAACGCACAGAGGCACATTATCTCAGCCTTCGGATCAGAGGCTGTCTGTTTACCACCTGATAATACTTCAACCTCCTATTTTGACGTCTTTCGCTCACCGCACAGTATGGATATCCATGCTCCTGATGTTAATGATATATTGCACGCCACTCCATCTGCAATTTGTTGGACCGGCTTTTATGCAACGCACGCTTTAGCTTGCGCTATTAATTGGCCCGGTTATACTTTGTCTATGCGTAATGAAGAGTGGACGGAAGTTAATCGCCCTGCCGGTAACGCGTCACCCTACATGAAAAACCTCTGCGATACTATGACTAAAGTTTTATATCGTACAGAGATTACACCTTGGGCTATGTTCCACAGAAGAGCGATTGCCATGATGTACGGGTTCCAACCCGCTATTTCAACTGTTCTGACCACTGATATGATAGTCAAACCTATCTATAAGAATAACTGCGCTCCTTGGTTAGCCAATCCTTATCACTCTATGTGGATGCTAAAATTGATTCCCAACCATATGGTGCTCCCTTGTTTCAACGAGGTGCCATCCTGGCCCAAGTCTGCTCCCCAGCCTATGATATCTACCACTGAAACCGGCACACCTAAAGTGCGTCTTGCACGTAACTTAGAGTTGTTCACCGGTCGAGCGTGGGTGCAGGATTCTGGTATGATGCAGAACGCCCAGTTTTATGCTGCAGCGCCACATGGGGCCAATGTTTGGCGTAGCGACATTGGCGTGGGCACTGAGCCTAATATTTCATTTGGGTTCTGGAATTCTCCCTTCGAATATGAGGTCCCCACCAATCCAGTGTATTCTGCCCCTATTTGGTTAGGAGGTTTTGGTTCCTTATGGGGTAACGCTATCTTGCCTGGCTCCTTACAAAATTACTCAACACAGGCCAACCGTATTCGCGCCATGTGTGTTTCCCTTGATACTGTCGATTGGACGACAACTAAAGCATGGACTGATATGACTATCGGTCAAAACGTTTCTGGTGTCACTATCGAATATGTAACACCCGCTAACTTTAAAGTTGAATTACCCCCTGTTAATGACTTTTCAACTCTTATTTGGGCTGACGTTGATACTGGTTATTACAGGACTATGTCCTTGGAATCTACGGGTTCAACTTTAGCCGTAGCTCTTGAAGCACCCTCACATTTTAGTGGTTTTATGTCAACATTTCCAACTGAGTTGGCAAATCATAACCGACCAGAGTTGCCTTCATCACTCGCTAATCACAACAGTCCCCATGCTCCTCAGCCTGATGGTCGTCTTGCCCAATTAGGACGCCGTCAGCGTAATTCAGTTGGTTTTGCAGCATCCAAAGATGGGACGGTGCACAAACCAAAGTTCACACCATCAGGCCGTTTTATGAAGGCTGCTAAAGTTGCAGCTGCTGAAAGAGCTCTCGAAAACGCTGAGATTTTAAAAATAAAACAAGAATCTAAAGCCAGAGTTGCTGCTGCCACTACCCAAGCAGTTGACTCTCTTGAATCTCGACAGCCTGCTGTAGCCATCGCAGCTCCTGTGATTCCCACTGTTACACGTCCTAAGTCAGTAGGTAATCATAACTCGACTCAGCCGGCACATGCCAAACGGCAAGGTGCCCGCTTTACTAACCCTAATATTAATAACCTTGCCGAGAAACCATCACTCGCTCAGATAGTAGCACAGCCTACTACTACTCCCGCTCCAGTTCATAACTATCGATCACCATATGTTGTGAACCGCCCCAAAGGTATGAAGGATTGGTCTACTGAAAAGAAAACTTACGTTCATGCCCAAGTTAAGGATCTTGCTGAAGAGTATACTGCCACGGGTACAATTGATGCATTAAATGCACTCAATATGTCCATGGTTAATATCTCTGACGCATATGATAAGGCTTTCAACGAGAAAATTCTTCCTGCAACTGCAGTGGGCAGAGTTATTGCTAATCCCCAAAGAATACCTGTTGTTATTCCTACTAATGCTGAAATGAATGACGGCGCTGCAGCTGAAGTTCAAGAGAAATGGACTACCGCACCCGAACAAGCTTACAGGCAGCAACCAGTTCAATCAGTGCAACCTGTCATACACAAAAATTCTGGTGGTTTGACCCCCGATGGCCAAGGTACTCTACTAGCAAGCGATGATTGGGAGGATTACGACGACGTGGGCGAACAACAACATGCTTTAAACTAGTTTGGAAGACTGGTGCCTTAGAGCATTCCCGCCAGCGCTTCCTAGTGTTGGCTTCATACTTGGATTCTTCAAATCATATACCGTGGTTTAAGGATAAAACAAGTATAGCCTCATATTTCGAGCCATATAGGGCTGACTTTCAGTCCGCATTACAGGGTTTATTTAAACCCCTCGGCTACGAAAAAATGAGCGAAGCCAAGCGAATCTCTGAATCATATTCCATTATAGATGGTTTTCCAGTCAATTTTTGTAGAATCAGGGACACCTTTAAATTAGATTCTCTGCCGACTAATTGTTCTGAAGCTTTGATTCGCTGGGTTATCCTTGAACCTGCGCCTTCTGAAATCTGGGAATTTATTCCGACAATGCTATTTTGGCTGCCTATCCTTGAACCGTTTTCTGGAGCCCTGGGGTTTTCGAAGCCTGTAAATGTGTCTTCTGGTTCACATAGTGATTTTGACTTACTCGCTGCTAAATACCCACCCGTCGGTGGGAGAGCTGGAGGCAAAACAAACGTTCACATTGACGATTTAAAATTCTCAAAAGTGTTGACGCGCATGGGGCTTACTATGTTAGCTACACTTAACCAATTTTCTAATAATGATTGGGAAGAGACTGCAGCTGTTGCCCTTGTCTTGTGCGATACGTTCAGCGAGCCTATGGCTGTATGTTTTGTACCTTTTCTTTTGTCACACCCCGGATTTTGCTCTTTACCTTTACTCGACTACGTCAAATTCCTGAAGGCAATCCATACAGGCGTACGCGTTACTAGGAGCTTTGTGCCCAATGATGATCACGATATTCACTTAACCAGAGAAGGATCACGCTTACTTTATGGTATCGATTGCATCACTGGCAGATCCCAACATCTCAAAATGGATATTCCAAAAGAAATGTTCATGCGTATGCGCGATCCATCTATTCGTGCCATTCCTATTATTGATAGGGGTAAAAACGAGTGTACATGGTCTGACCACAATGCTTATAGGTCATTACTCAAGCGATGCATTCACGAAGCAATTGATGGTGTCTTGGTCAATGTGGTGGAACCCCTGACGTTTACAGATTGGTACGCAGTGCGTATGCATTGGGCGGCTAGCGGTGGCGCTCCAGGTGCTAAAGTCTCCTGGGATGGTAGTTCTACCGAAAGAATGAACAAACGTGGCGCCTTACTGATAATACCAGAATCTCACATACGGAACATTTTGGAAAAATCATGTGGTGCGGTTTTATGGTCAAAAGCATCAATCAAATATGAGAATGGTAAGAACCGTGCCATCTGGAATACTTCAGTAGAGCACTATGTTATCCAGGCGTACATTCTTGATATGTTTGAAAAACATCTCAAGCCAGATACCTGGGATTCTGCATCAAACAATCTCCAAACTAAATTTGCTGGAGATATACGGCGCTTAGTTTCCCTGGCTAATAACGTCGGTGTCATGTGGGATTATTCGGACTTTAATATTAATCATATCCAAGAAAGTATGGCTGATTTATTTTCTGGTGCTGTTCACGGTTTGCTTCGCCGCCTCGAATCTAACGCCGGAGGCGCTTCATATTGCACGATTGCACGACATGACTTGTTATCTTGCTTAGAATACGTAGAATCGTGCCGATTTCTCACAATATTAGAAGATCCTGAGTCAGATTTAGTCATCCAAGTAGTGCGTTCTATGCAGTCCGGTGAACGCGCTACATCATTTCAAAACACTTTCTTGTCTAGAGCATATACCTTAATGGTGTTGAAATGGTCTCGCATCAACTTCGGGAGGTACATCTTGCTTGACGAGTCTGCACATTTAGGTGATGACGTCTTCTCCCTTGCTAGGACTGTCACTGATGGGGTGATTGCATGCATATTGTTTAATTTATTAGGGTACGCCGGGCAGTTGTTCAAGATAACTGTTGATTATGGTCAACGGGGCGAGTACTTAAGACTGAACTTTGATACCGGCATTTTAAAAATTGCTGGTTATCCAGTTCGCTCAGCTATGGGGTTAATAGGTGGTGAATTCTTTCGCGATTCAGTTGTCGATCCAGGTGATAGAGCCAGTGCGTTCATTGACCAATATAGCAAAGTTATCAGACGAGGTGGGCAGATCAAACCTGCACTGCTGGATATGCTAATCCGCAATAACTGCAGCCTTGTATACCACGACAAGAACGGCGCTAAGCATGTTATTCTCCCTAATCTTAGTATCCTTATGACGCCTTCAGCATTAGGTGGTTACGGAGTCTCGCGCCCTTACAGCGATGCTAAAGTCTCATCCACTAACTATAACATTTTGAGTCAATTACCTACTGCAGCTAGAGTTGACTCATTCTCTGATATTAGGTTAACCAGTTATACCGGATCTCTAGCGGCTACCATACCTAGTGGTGAAGGTAAGACAACTTTGGCGACCCATTATCCAAATATCTTTGTTGATCATGATGATCTTCTTGACCAAAATATCCACGTCCAGTTGCTGAATAAAGCGCGTACTTCAGGTGATTGGTCTCCTGTTACTGATTATCATCGTTCTGTCGTGATTGATAATCCAGTAGCCCGTGGTAAAGTGATATTAACTTGGGGTCGAGAACAAGTCCCTGATGAGTGTCACCACCTTGGGAACTTTATCTTATCAGAGCCAACTGAGATTCGGGCTAATGTTGAAAATAGACTTTCACTAAACGTTAGTAAGAAAATTCGACTATTCCACAGTTTTAATCAACGCGACACTGCCTTATTCCAAGCAATTGGCAGACGGCTTCTTGGAGTTATGAATTACTCAGATCAGCCTTCACTTACAGTTCAGCAATTCACTAATGGTGGCAAACAGAAGCCACCTGTTTATGAACCTCCCATTGTGCCACATAGTGTCTTCTTTTCAAAAGAAGCTATGACTAGAAATAAGCATGCTTCAAATCTAAAAGATTTCCAAACTTTACACCGTATAGGCGCTGATCTTACCCAGCGTAATGCCCGGCAAGCCGTACTAGATTCAGCCTTGCCTGGTGCCTACCCAGCCTCAAGCATATCTTCAAGTATAGCTAAGTTTGCTGAAAGATTAGAAGTGTGGCTGAGCGGCATCCAGGTCATGAAGGACCCGTTTGTCATCGAACCTCTGCCACAAGATTTGTTTGACAAAGCTCGATCCAATTTTTATACACAATTTAGAGAGGCATTTTTAAACATTGTACACTACAATAGAAATCAATACCCTGGCAACCCTTTCTCTGACACAGAATTCGAAGGTTTATGCATCAATAACAATTATGGCGCTTTTGAATCCTTAGTTATACCCGCTGGATTTTCAAGTAGCGCTATCATGATGTTAGCGATACATGAAATGGAACCTCTCCAGCACCCCGGTATAGCTGGCAAATGGTTCCGGTTTGCACGGAAAGTTACTAATGTTGCCAACGCTCGAGTCTGGCTGGCTTTTGAAAATTTCGTGTCTGCTAGACACTATCATGATAATGTCGAATCTTTACAGTTGATAACACATTATTTTGAAGGGAAACTCAGTTTCTTTCCCCCTCCATACAGTGGGTATGGTTCAACTCCCACTTCAATTTTCCGCGCAATGACATTATCATTCGTTGAAACTCAACCACAACTATTTTTACTTGATAGACGCTCACTATATAGTGTCGTATCACGGTTGGAAATGTTGTGTTCAGATACTCTTACTATAGCATCCTTTGATGTTCTTGGACAGCCCTTATCATACCATGATTAGATCTGCCATAGTTAGAGTTATAGAC